GGCGTTATACAAATCGGTTAAATCTGTGAAATCCGCTACGGATTGAGCATACAGTTCTTGTAATGCATCATACTTTGATTTCAGAACCGTTTCAGGTCTTTGATCAGGCGGTAATGAAATTAATTCGTCAACCTCAATATCTAATGCGCGTCTAATTTCATCTTCAATGTAACCTGGTTTCTCAATGTAACCACCAGAAGAACCTTGTCTAGTTGATAAAGTTATTCTACTTGGTATTAATGTTGATGAAACACTTAATCTATCTTCTTTCGAAAATCTATCTACATTTATACCTTCTAAATAAGCGCGCACTTTGTTCTTATACTCATCCGTGTAATTATCGGAATGTAGTATAGTATTGATTCCTTTCCTGATTTGTGGGGAACTCTCGTACTGCTCTTTAAAAAAGTTACTATTCATTTATTAATTTTTCTCTACTGTGAAAATTATATCATCATCACTAAAATATTCTACTTCACCGTTTCTATCGGTTTTTATTTCAATGTAATAATCTCTATTGGTTTCCCAATTTTTTAAATTCAACCTAAAATAGTTACCACTATCATCGCAACTAACTTTTGAAAAATCACTAAATGGTACTATTACTTCATGTGTTACCGCATCCTTAATTTGGTAATATGTTGTTGATGGTAGATATGCAACATCATTATATGAATACTGTGATGTATATGTTTTTAATGGATATTTTTCTCTAGCAACCAAACGTATTAGTACGGTACTACCTTCTTTATATTTTGTTTTCAATCGCTTGAATGTTACCTTAATATCTTCTGCGATTAGTTCTGGTAGTGAACCTATCACAAATTGTGAATCATCCCAACCAATTCTAATTTTCGGTTGATATATTGTATTTGTTTCTTTACCAAAGAATTGTAACATCCCATAATCAATTGTATCATTTTCATTTGAATCTGAAAATTTAATTACCCAACCATTATTATCAATACTACCACTTACCCATGAATTGATTGGTTCTACTACATTAAATGTTATATCATATGCAAGGTATTCTACTGATTCCGATACTGCACTTGCGGTTACATAGTATCCACCTGATCCAGAAGTCCAACTTGTATTTGTAGTTTTATCATCCCACGTTACACCTTGTGTACTTATATCATCGAATTTAGTACCAATACCCATATCCCATGATTCCGCGAGTTGGTACATGTATAGGGAATAGTTTGTAGGAATTTCTTCACTTTCACATTCTCGTAAAACCAATTCAGCCGAGGTCATTGTTATTTCACCCGAAGCAATTGAGGATGATATACTATTTGAATTAAATTGTATTAACCCACGTGATACATTCTTATTACCTAATATGTAATTCGCAGAAACCTCTATCAACTCATCTAAACCAGTGTTCTGATTTGGTTGTTGTTCGTATATCGTTGCATCTTTCGATGATGTAAAAAATTGATACATATTATATGGCTTTTCCCCTTATATCCTTGGCTGGAAACTTAACTTCAAAAATAGAAGGGTCTAAAGATGGATAAACCATTTTTCCTTTAGTAGCTTCTTGAATGTTGTATGAGTTTATCGAATAGTTTCCTAAACACTTATTGTTTATTTCTACCATAGGTACAGATTGTACACCTTCGATACCAGCAATTAATAATTCTATTTCACTAATGTTTATTGGCATATTGAAAGACCAATTATCTATATTAAAGTAATCGGTAAGTTCGTTTACACATCTTACCAACACTTCTCGTTTGTTATAACCACCGTAAACCCTTATCTCAAAATCAACACCAACATTTATTATAAAACCATTCATGATATTTACACCATCGGTTAATAATCTATATTCTTCTAGGTATGTTTTAAGATTTTCTTTAACACCTTGATTTAAAGTAGATAACTTTTTTTCTGAATTATAACCCAATACATAAAGATTCAAAGCAAATGAGCGTGAATCTTCTTTACCATATGGTGCACAAAATGCTTTTGCGATTCCACCGTATCTGGATGGCATTGATAATGCTCTTATTTGATAATCCTTTGTGGTTACTGCTCTGTTTTGTGAACCGAAATTTCCTAATGCGTTCTGTCTAATTTCTTCAACTGTTTCTGCACCTCTACCACCTGTTGCTGGTTCTTCGTTTTCTACTGCTACCGAAGATTTTACTTGTGAGTATAATCCTTGTTCGGATGTAGAAAAGAAAGTATCATCATCATCAAATGCAATGCCTTGGATTCGTGTCAAATCACCTTGTGCAACATTTGAACTAATACCACCACCCACTAAATAAGATACGGTTAGTGTTGTATTTGATGGTGCTTGACCATATGTTCTTGTTTTTAAGAAGTTAGCTGGGTCAAATGATTCACCTAATCTATCAATTGATGAATTTAACCCTAATCCTACATTTTTAAAGTTAGGAATAAGAGTTTCATCGGATGCGGTTGAATTACCACCACCGAAAATTAAACTCGTAGTATTATCTGCATTTACTTCTGATACAAATCTACGTGATGTTTTTATTAATCTTAATACGTTAGATACACTTCCCTTGTATGGTAGTAAATCTTCATCTGTTTGTTCTGAAACTGGATAATCTTGGAAAATCATTTCTTGTGCAAGATATGGTACTTCGTACCACTTATTACCATTTGAATCACGAACATCGTAAATCTGAATGATATTAGTTTCGGCCAAATTTATTTTAGAAAATTGTTCTGGTGAACCGAATGATACATCAACTGTTTTAGTTGTACCTGATATTGCCTTCACGTATTTTTTAACCAAATAAAATGTTGGTTCTTGTGTAATAGTATCTCGTTCGTGTACCGAAATTTCTCTATCGTTATCATCTGAAAAATCTAATAATTCGGTACTTCTGAATATAGTACCTGTTTCATTTGATTCAACTAACATTCCTTCTGAAATTCTTAAAAAGAATCTTGAATCAGGTTGATTATTATTACCTGTTCCAACACTTGGTACTAATTGGTACACGGCTAGATTTACTAACGCAGGTGTTGTTACCTTTGGTTTATATCCAAGGTACTTTGCAAGAGCTATTACATTTTCCTTATCTTCTGCATATCCCATTAAAGATTCTTTCAATGAATCATCTACATAGTATGAAAGTACATCACCTAAATATGATGCCATTTCAATAAATAATGTTCCGGGAGAAGATTCATTAAAATCAGAATATGATTTTGGAAAATATGTTTTAGCATACTCAATTAGATTACTACGGAATTCCGTGAAATCTTTATTAAGATACTTTATATCTCGATTGGTTTGTTTTGTTGTTTTATTTAAACTCATTTTATCCCTCTATTGTAAATGTTATTTCTTGGGTATCTATACTATTACCAACCGTGAAAGATACACTAATATCTGCTCTGTTATTATCTTTCATTTCATCTGACATTGTTATTTCAATTTCACTTATATTGATATATGGAAGCCAGAAGTTAACACTTTCTTCAATGGTTAATTGTATTCTTTCCTCTAAATCATCAGTAGCTTGTTCAAACAAAAGAGAATGTAATCCTGTTCCAAAGTTTGGTTGCATTACACGTTCACCTCGTTGTGTTAATAGTAAATTGATAAGATTTGCTCTTGCTTGTTCAAACGAAGTAAAACCTTGTCTGAAATATCCATTCTCTCCTTTTTGGACGGGAATAGTTAAACCATATGCATAGTCATTAAACTCTGTAGTATCTTTAACTACCTTTTTACCTATTACATATGCCATATCAATTTATTATTTTTTAAAGCGTTTAACTAATTCCGAATAATCTCTATTTAATACCTTATCCATTACAGGAACACCAGTTTGTACTCCAAGACCAGATGGGGAAGCACCTTTACCACCCATATCACCGTACCCCATTTTTGCTGCCATTTGTGAACGAATAGCATCAATTCCACCAGGTGCACCATTGGAATCTAATCCTATGGTTTTATCCATATTTCTATGATTCTCATGTAATGCAGAACCTTCTTTGAATGGACGAGTTTCGTTTAGAACTTGATTTAGTAAAGCGTTTTTACTAAAAGTTTTCTTTGGGGCTTCATCTTTTCTTTCGTTTTCTAAAATAGCATTCGCTAGTGAAAACATATCTGTTTCTGGTTCTTGTTGTTTTTTACGTGAAACTTGTTTGTTTTCGTTTAGTGCTTTAGCAACACCTTCCTTTACCAACTTCGGTAATTGTTTTTTAAGTTCTTGCTCAACGATTAATTTTATAATTCTTGCTAATTTTTTCGAATCCATACCTTTTTATATTATAGTTCTCTTATAAATATATGGATATAATTTTTTGAAGATTTTTAATTATGTATTGTAGTAACACTTGATACCTGCTTCATATCTACCTTTATACATAGTTAATGTGGTTTTACGATTGGTACCTGTTCTCTTTGTACTAACATGTAACCATATGCTGTTACCATGTTCAAATATAAGTTGGTCAAATGATGTGTTCTCTACAATCCATTTTGCAATAGGTAAATACCCTAAAGGTGTAACTCCTGAAAATTGGATATCAATCGCTTCTCCTTTTTCATGTTGGGAAATTCTATCGCCAGGTAAACTCGGTGTTCCCCTAAAAGCTGAATTAATTATAACATTTGGAAACTGACGTTTTATTGGTTCTAATAAATTTAATGCAACTGTTTCAAGGTTACAAACAATATCATCCGAAGTTAATCCATGTTGTTGTTTTATTTTATGTGGGAATGTTGCATCTAATGATAAATTACGTAACAAGAAATTTTGTGATAAATTCGCATTATAATTTAAACCTATTCCACATTGTGATTCAATTGGTTGAACCTCATTCGAATCTGGTAGTACCTCGGTTGGTGTATTTGTTTCAGCTGGGGTTGCATCTTCTGGTAACTGAGCCTTTATTCTTTCCAATTGAGGACTTGAAGGTATATCCTCATCACTAAGGATATGACGGCCTGTTTGTTGAACTACTGCCCTACTTCCTTCTACTGTGTTGTTATCATCTGGAATAATATCAAGTAATTCTTGTATTGTTGGTTCTTGTATTATATCAATTATACCATCTACGTTTGGTGTTGGTGGAGTTGGACGTGAATCTGGTATTGAAAATCCTTTCCATAATAATATTCCAGGTGCTGGTGGTACGGTTGGGAAACCAGGATATAATGAAATTGTATTATAAATTCCTTCGATTGATAATAGATGAATTTTCATAGCTAAAATAAGTTGATCCAGAAATCTTGCAGAATCACTCGTTGGAACTTGTGGACTTATGTTAGGAAATGTTCCAGGTTTTGAAACTATAGCAGATGTTGTTGTTATATTTTGTATGGTTCCTGTAGCGGGTATGATAGGGGTGGGTGCTAAGTTCAAAGTAGCACCAGTCCAATATCCTACTATACCTTTTCCGATTTGATTTATGATATCGTGTTTTCCTTC